AAATAGAAATTACTAAAGATGACTGGACAACAAAATTAAATTAATATTAACAATTTATAATAGTTAATTATATTTTTACAAATTAAAAAAAGCAAAAAAAACATGGAACAAATTTTTGTAAAAGAATCTGATATACCAGTTACACGTTGGAGAAAACAATTTATTAAAGCCTTGATAATGCAAGGAGGTGTAATTACATATAAAGATAAAGAATGTAAAATTATCCAATGTGATAGAAAAACAGCTTACAGAAGTATTACAGAATTGCATATTTTAACTAGAAGTAGATTTAAATTTACTTCATTAGAAGCTGTAGTTAAAATCATTAAAGAAATTATTGATGAAGAAAAATGTATAGCTTTAGTTTGGTGTACACAAATTAATAAAGTTGTTGTAAAATACTTAAAAAATACACCTGCAGAATATATTACCAAATATAGTCAAGAAAGATATTTTGAAAGTAAAGGTGTTGACGGGTATTCATTAAAAGATTATCATAATATAATTAAATCATTATAATTTAAAAATTATAAGATACTTATATGATTGAACATAGTTTATTTTCCAGAACTATAAAAACAATAGAAAATAAACGACAAAGAATCTTAGATGGAAAAATTAATTGTATTCCTTTAGGTTTACCTAGATTTGAAGAAAGTCTACCTGGAATAGAGCAAGGTAAATATTACCTTTGTACAGCTAATAGTAAGGTGGGTAAAACACAATTAGCAGATTGGTTATTTTTATATAACACAATCCAACAAATAGTTGATAAAAATCTAAATATTAGATTAAAAATATTTTATTTTTCTTTAGAGATGTCTAAAGAAGAAAAAATGTTATCAGCATTTGCAAATATATTATATGTAAAAGAAGGTTTAAGAATTAGCCCAACTAATCTTAAATCTACTAAAGCAAGTAATGTATTATCAGAAGAAGTAATTGAAATTATTAAAAAGTATGAACCTTATTTTAAAAAAATAGAAGAATTTGTAGAATTTATTGATGACATTAGAAATCCAACAGGTATTTATAAAGTTGTTAGAAATTATGCATTAGCTAATGGAACTGTTCATACAAGAACTATTGAAAATAAAGGTGTAAAACTTGAAGTAGAAGATTATTACACACCAAATGATCCAGATGAATATGTTATGATTTTAATTGATCATATATCACTTATTGACACAGAAACAATAGATGGTAGAAAATTAAATCTAGCTGAATCAATGGTTCATTTATCATCTAATTATTTAATAAAACTGAGGAATAGATTTAATTATATTCCAGTAGTAATACAACAGCAATCTGCAGCCCAAGAAAGCGTGGAAAACAAAAAAGCAAATCGACTTAAACCTACAATGGATGGGTTAGGAGATAGTAAGCTAATAGGTAGAGATGCTAATGTAATATTAGGTTTATTTAGTCCTTTTAGACATGAAATTCCAGAATATCTTGGATATGACATAACTAAATTTAAGGATAATATTAGATTTTTAGAAATAATAGGTGGAAGAGAAGGTGGTTTTGGTAATATATGTCCATTATATTTTGATGGAGCCGTAAATTACTTTAAAGAATTACCCAAACCTGATACAAACGAATTAAAAAGAGTTTATGAATTTTTAAAAAACATCAAAAACTAAAATAAAATGAAAGAGAATTATGCGATGACTATAACTTATGATGTTGTTTATAAAGATAAAACAGTACATAATAGTAAAAATCATGCTTGCTTTTCACACATGCCTTGTACTCAAACATTTAATAATAATAAAATTTCAAAAATCATTATATATGATTTAGAACGTAAAGTAACTATTGAATATAGAGAATTTTATCTTAAGTATTTAATTGACATGTTAAAACTAAAAAAAGCAGTAATTACAGATACAAGTTTTGAATTTCAAGCTTTTCCATGTAGAAGAAAAACTTTATTAGTTTGTACTTTAACAAGAGTTTTATATGAAAAATTTGGTGGGTATAGTGTTGATAATGTAAAAGACATATTAATACCGTTACAAACGGGTAAAAGTAAGTATAGAAATAAATTAAAAAGATTTTGTGATTTTTACAGTAGAATTCAGTCAAATGATAATTTTAAAAATTTTCCTTCTGGACATTTTTTTAAACCATCATTAACTAAAATAAAATCAACAGATGATTTTGTTAAAGCAAAAACACTAACTAGTGTTAATGAATTTTTTGAAAATCAATAATTTTCTTAAAAAACATAATTTTTAAACTCTATTAAATATAATTTAAATAGAGGAAGGTATATGGTCGGATGATGATGAATGAATGATTTATTACCTAATGAAAAGACTAAAGCTAGTAGAATTAATCCAAAAAAGATAATCTTATTTGGTAAACCTAAAATAGGTAAAACTACAGCATTAAGTCAATTAGATAATTGTTTAATACTAGATTTAGAAGGGGGAACATCTTATGTAGATGCTCTTAAAATTGATATTCTTGAGTTAGCCCGACAACAAGAAGTTGATCCAATTATAGTTCTAAAAAAAGTAATTAATCAATTAAAAGAAGCTAATAAGCTTAAAGGAGGTTTTGTATATAAATATGGAGCTATAGACACCATATCTGTTTTGGAAGATATGATTATGCCAATAGCTGTAAATTTATATAAACAAACTTCAATGGGTCGAAATTTTCAAGGAGATGATGTTTTAACACTTCCAAATGGAGCAGGCTATCAATACACACGTAGAGCACTTTGGTTAGTTTTAGAAGAACTTGAACAATGTTTTGACACATTAATTATTCTTGGACATTTAAAAGATAAGTTAGTAGAAAAAGACGGAAAAGAAATGACTGAAAGAGGTTTAGATTTAGTAGGTAAATCTGCTGCAATTTTATGCTCTCAAGTTGATGCTATAGGATATATGTATCGTGAAGATAATCAAACTATAGTAAATTTTGCACCATCTGATTCAATAACTTGTGGTTCAAGAAGTGAACATTTGAAAAATAAGAAAGTTACATTAATTGAATCTGATGACTCAGGTAAATTAACAGTTGACTGGAATAATATATTTATAAAAGAATAGGCTCAAAGTACAAGAGATCGAAGGCTGGAATTACAGACCTTTTTAAAGGTGTTGGCGTGGAGGTTCACTAAATCGTAGGTTAGCGGAGTATGAGGTCTCAGGGCGTTTTAAAACCTCACATATATAAGCCAATAATAATTTTTAAATATAAGCAAAATGGATTTTAATCTAAATGGAGAAGAATTTAAGTCACAATCAGTTGTGATTTTTAATAATGGAGAAGCAGGTAAAGTTGAAAACGTTTCAATTAAAGTAGAAAAAAGAAAAGTAGACGAGCCAGATAATGCTCCTGATTTTAAAGTGATTTTTACAGATAACAACAATGCATCAGTTAATTTAGGTATTTATTACCCAAATGAACAATCTACTGAAGGTCAAACAAAAATGACAGTTGGTAAATGTTTAGCTATTGCACGAGCAGTTTTAGGAAATGAGTATATATTTCCAGAAGTAAAATCTACTAAAGAAGCAGTAGATGTATGTATGTCATTAACAGCTAAAGCACAAGAAAATGCTAAAGTTAATGTATTTGTTACATATGGTACTGTTGGAGCACCAAAAAAATATATTGGTGTATACAAAAACTTCGATTTTATTGAAGCAGTGGGAACTGTTGGTTCAAAATTACGTAGAACTAATAATCCATTACCAGAAAAATCACAATATAATGATTTAATGGAAAGAATTGTAGAAGATGCGGTTGAAGGTAATACTTCAACTACAACACCTAAAGACGAAATTCTTTGGTAATATAAAGTAGGGGAAATTAATTTTTCCCCTATACGGCTCTGTGGTGGAATTGGTATACACGTCGGACTTAAAATCCGATGCCTTAGGGATTGCAGGTTCAAGTCCTGCCAGAGCTACTAATATAAATAACTAAATTATGACTGAAGAAGAAATAGAAGAAAACGATGAAATAAACGAAATGAAACACTCACAACCAGTTATTGATTTCATAGAAACAATGCCTGTACAACAATTTGAATTACATGGTAAAACATGTTTTATACAATATTAAAATATGGTTATAAATTTAAACAAAAAATTAGTAACAAAAGAATCTTTACTTAAAGAAATTGACGATTGGGATATTTTTAAATTATATATTAAAGAAGATATTGATTTAAAAAAAAACATAAGTTCTCCTTTAAGAACAGGTGATGATAGACCTTCTTTTGGTTTATTTATAGGTGAAAATGCAGAAATTTGTTTTAATGATTTTGTTTTAGGTAAAGGAGATTGTATTAAATTTGTTATGTTAAAATTTGGATTAAATTTTTTTGAAGCATTAAGTAAAATTGTAATTGATGCAAATTTAGAACATAATTTTATTATAAAAAATACATTTAAAACAAATGTTAATACTAATTCTACTTATCAAAGTAGAGAAGAAATTATAAAACAATTAAATAGTACAAAACTTGGTAAAACATCAAGAGAATGGAAATTACATGATTTAACTTTTTGGAGTCAATTTGGTATAACTAAAAAAACATTAGAATTATTTAATGTTAATCCAATTAGTCATATATTTATTAATGATAAAATAATTACAGCTGATAAACATGCTTATTGCTTTACTGAAAGAAAAGATGGTAATGTTACATTTAAAATTTATCAACCGTTTAATGTAGATTATAAATGGTTAAATAACCATAATGAATCTGTGTGGCAAGGTTGGGAACAATTACCTAATAAAAAAAATTTAAGAGAATTTGACCACGATTATCTTATAATTACAAAATCATTAAAAGATGTAATGTCTATATATGATGTATGTGGTATACCAGCTATATCATTACAAGCTGAATCTGTTAAACCAAAATTACAAATAATTAATCTTTTAAAAGAAAGATTTAAAACTATATTTGTACTTTATGATAATGATTATGATAAAGAAACTAATTGGGGAAGAGAATTTGGTTTAAAATTAGCTGAAGAATTTGGTTTAGTTCAATTAGAAATTAATGAAGATTTAGAATCAAAAGATTTTAGTGATTTAGTTAAAAATTGGGGTAAAGCAATAGCAAAAGAATATTTAGAAACAAATATAAAGGAAGTACCTTTTTAAAGAAATGAAACAATTACAATATGTAGGAACATATAAAGACGGTGGTTCAACTTCATGGAAAGATAGTAGTGGTCAAAAATATTGGTTAAACAATAAATTTGGAGACAAACATAAAAATAACCGTGGTAAATTATTTTTAGGTAATATAGATGATAAAGATCCAAAATTAGCTGAAGGTCATTATTGTTTAACTATGAGAAAAAATGGAACACATTATATATTTCAATAAAAATAAAAAATGGAAAAAAAAGAATTAGTAGCAGTATATGGAAGTTTAAGAAAAGGATTTTATAATCATTTTTTATTAACAGATTCAAAATATATAGGTGAATTTGATACAGAGCCTATTTATGATTTATTCTCACTGGGTTCTTATCCCGCATTAGCATTAAATGGAAACACTTCTGTTAAAATGGAAATATACGAAGTAAATCAAGGAACTATGATACGCTTAGATGCGTTGGAAGGTTATTCTGGACCAGGTTCACCAAGTAATTTATATGATAAAATAGACATTAAAACTCCTTATGGTTTAGCGCACGTATATGTATATTCATATCCTTTAACTAGTAAAGTTAAAGTTGAATGTGGTGATTGGAAAGTTTTTAAAAATGATTTAAATCAAGAATTAACCAAAA